GTATCGCGTAATGGATGAGCTAAGCATTGCGCAGGCAATTGTCGATGGCTGTGGTGATATCGCCTTTGCCATCGTTGCTGCTGCTTTTATTCGAGGGCTTCTCAATAAATGACTGACATCGGCATTGGCAAAGTCCTTGGCGGCGGCACCGTCAACGACCCGAACTGGTATAAGGACTTCGACGCAAACGAAGTCCTTTTGCAATATCAGCGTGACTGGGTTGCAGACGACTCTCAGCTAAAGATAGCCGAGAAGTCACGTCGCACAGGTTTAACCTGGGCGGAAGCGGCCGACGCCACGTTGTGCGCCGGCGCATCGCGTGCGGCCGGTGGCTGTAATCACTTCTATGTTGGCTCTAACAAAGAAATGGCCCGCGAGTTTATAGACGCGGTTGCGATGTGGGCAAAGCTGTTTGATCAAGCGGCCGGAGAAATTGAAGAAGAAATCCTGATCGACGAAGACAAAGACATTCTTACCTTCGTCGTTAACTTTGCTAGTGGCTTTAAGGTGCAAGCACTTAGCTCGCGGCCGTCTAACCTTCGCGGTATGCAGGGTAATGTAACGATCGACGAAGCTGCGTTTCACGAGCAGCTCGCCGAAGTACTCAAGGCAGCGTTGGCACTGACTATGTGGGGCAGTAAAGTCCGTTTAATCAGTACGCATAACGGTGTTGAAAACCTCTTTAGCGAAATCATCAACGATAGCCGCGCTGGCAAAAAGGACTATAGCGTTCACCGTATAACCTTAGATGATGCTTGTCAGCAGGGTTTGTATAAACGGATTTGTCAGATCACTAAAAAAGAGTGGTCGCCAGAAAACGAAGCGGCGTGGGTTGCCGGTCTGATTAAAAACACGGCCACGAGCGAAGACGCCCAAGAAGAATATTACTGCGTGCCCAAGTCTGGCGGCGGTGCGTATCTATCACGGGCTTTGATTGAGTCGCGGATGGCGCCTGCGCCCATCTTCCGCTATGAAGGCACTGCCGAGTTTAATGCTCGACCTGAAAAGATTCGCTATGCCGAGATTCAGGATTGGTGTGTAAGCAATCTGCTTCCGATTCTAAATACGCTTCACCCGAACACCCCACATTGCTTTGGTGAAGACTTTGCACGTACCGGCGACTTTACTGTGTTCGCGCCAATGGCCATTACGCAAGAGCTAAAGCGTGTGGTGCCATTCTTGGTTGAATTGCGCAATGTGCCGTTCAAGCAGCAAGAACAAATCATGAAGTACATCATTGATCGCCTGCCAAAGTTTCAGGCGGGTGCGTTTGATGCGCGTGGTAATGGTCAGTATCTGGCTGAAACAGCTGTAGACGAATACGGTGCCGGCATCATTGAAGCCGTTATGCTTAGCCAGTCGTGGTACCTCGATAATATGCCTAAGCTCAAGGCTGCATTTGAAGATGACGAGATACTGATTCCCAAAGATCGCGACGTGCTCGATGACCTTCGGGCCCTGCAAGTCATTAAGGGCATACCCAAACTACCTGACACCAAAACCGGCGATGACAAGAAGCGTCACGGCGATGCCGCAATCGCGATAGCAATGGCGTACTTCGCCAGCTTAATGGATGTGGTGGCGATTGATTTTACATCTGTACCCAGAGCGGCGAACAACTGGCATGGCTCAGCCAAGCAAGACGATGAAGACGATATCGACTTCGATCCTGGTCTGAACATTACGGGTGCGTGGTAACAAGGAATCTCACATGGCCAAAAACAAAAAGCAAAAAATTGATGCAAAATCGCCAGCGCTTACCGAGGAGCAAACTGCCGGTACCGCACTCAGTGCACAGTTGCATCGCGAATTTGCCGAACACCCAACCAAGGGCTTAACGCCGGCGCGTTTGTACCAGATCCTTGAGGGTGCTGAAAAAGGCGATCTTAAAGCGCAGTCTGAACTCTTTGAAGATATGGAAGAGAAAGACCCACAGATCGGCAGTGACCTTGCTAAGCGTCGGCAGCTGGCTGCGGAGTTAGAGTGGCAGATTGTGCCGCCAGACAATGCGAGTCGTGCAGAGAAGAAAGCAGCTGAGCAAGCCGCCGAAGTCTTTGATGGGCTGGAGGTTGAAGACCTAATCATTGATATGGGCGCAGCCCTTGGGCATGGCTGGGCAAACCTGGAACAAACGTGGGCGCGTGATGGCGCTATGCGATTTATAGAACAGCCTGAGCTTCGTCCACACGGCTGGTTTCGTTTGCACTCAGAAAATCAAAACAGCATTACCCTGCGGGACAATAGCCAAAACGGCGCCGAGCTGTGGCCGTTGGGTTGGGTGCAGCACCGGCACAAAGCCAAGCCTGGTTACATTGCGCGATCGGGCCTGTGTCGTATGTTGGCGTGGCCATACTTGTTCCAAAACTACGCACTGGGTGACCTAGCCCAACTACTTGAGATTTACGGCATACCCGCTCGTGTGGGCACATACCCTCGCAACGCATCAGACAAAGAGAAGCTTACTTTACTCCGAGCTGTGACAAGCCTTGGCAGCAATGCTGCTGGCATCATTCCCCAAGGCATGGAAATCGATTTTAAAGAAGCCGCCGACGGCAAGTCAGATATGTTCAAGGTGATGATGGATTGGTGTCAGCAGGCCAAGGCGAAGGTGGTCCTGGGCGGCACGCTTACCTCTGGCACTGGCGAAGGCACCAATACCAACGCCCTGGGTAATGTGCATGAACGTGCTCTGGACAGTTTAATTCATTCCGACATCCGCCAATACGCCAGCACAATCAAGCGTGACATGCTGTGGCCGATGGCTGCAATGAACTTTGGCATAGCAGACTTGCGCCGTGCCCCGCAGTTCAAACTGGATATGGGTGAGACCGAAGACTTTGCCGTACTGTCGGAATCCTTGCCTAAGTTTGTTGAGATGGGTGCGCGTATACCTATGTGGTGGTTCCACGAGAAGTCCGGGATTCCAGAGGCCGGTGAGAAAGATGAAGTACTGACCCTTTCACCAAAAACACAGGAAACGCTGCCATTAGCAGCAGAGCAAAAGGCCGTATTAAGCACCGCTTTAGCTGCGCTTAAAGGGACGTTAAACAGCCCTCAATCGGCATTAGATGACATGATTAAAACCATCAGCTCCGCCCAGCAACAAGGCCAAGCAGAGGCATTGCTTAAGCCGATTATGGATCGGATTCAAGCGGGTGATAACTACGACGCCATTCAAGATGACTTAAGTGACCTTTACCCCGACCTTGATGTGAGCGGGATAGAGGACGTGCTGACGCGCTTATTTTTTGTGGCAGAGACATGGGGGCGGCTGAACGCATGAAGAGTCAAATTAATGGGAAATTCAAACGGTGTAGAACCGTTGGGCAGCTAGTCACTGAGCTTCAAAAATTACCTAAAAGCGCCAAGCTCGGCGAACCGATGATACCTGTTTTATATAACTCAAGTGAGGCGGCGAAGAACGCCGGATTAAAGCCTTGCGTGGGAATAGAAGAGTATTAATGACATTGCAGCGCAGTGAGTACTTAGTTGATGACAGGGTGTTTTTGTGGATGAGGCACGGGGCGGTTGAATAGCTAATTTTGAGAAATCATCAATAGTGGCGCATTATTAGGCTAACCACTAAAGGATGATGCTATGGATAGTTTTTCGATTACTTATAAAGGGAAAGATACCGATAAACACGTCATTGATGTACTGACTTATGGGGAGTCAATTTCTGGAACTGGGAAGCTTTATGTATCAGTTGCTCATTTTTGCAATCATGGCGAAGTGCTAAAGCCGCGACAAACAAGTGATATAAAATGCTACGTCGGTACGCCGAAGCCTGGGAGCTATGAGACAGTACTTTTCTTAGCGACATCGCTAACACAAATACCGTTGTTTTCAGACTTCTACAAAATACAACTTGACTGGTTAATCGGAACAATAAGTGAATTCATAAAAGACAAACTTACGGGGCGTGGGAACGTGGATAAATTAATTGAAGCGGTTACTGAGCGCGCTAAAGGAAGTGAAGAGCTTAACCACATATTGGTGAATGGTTTGCTAAAAAGTAATCAAGACCACTCTGATTTATCTAAAGCGATCCTTGAAAAGATGCCTAATTTGGTTGCTGCAAACACAGGTAATCTTAAACGAGCGGTTGCGCCCGTTGGTAGAACCTGTAACGAGATGAGCCATTTTTCTGGAATGGAGTGTGAGTTTCAAATTACGGAGCCTGATGCAGAGGCTATTAGGTCAAAGGAAGATTTAGAGGTTGATGATTTGAAAGACTACGAATGTTCTTTAATAAGTGAGCTAAATACTAAAACGGGGCACTGCCACCTGCACCTAGTTGGCGATGATAAGCATGTCATCGGTAAGATTAACGACCCAGCGTTATTGGTACCCAATAATATTTATTCTGAAAGCTTGAACGCTCAAAATGGGTTTAAGTTTAATGCAAAAGCAGTTTTGAAAGATGGCGAGATTCACCGACTGTATGTCAGTGATGCGTTTAGGTGAGTTAACTAATGCCTGAACCAGTAGACCTAGGCTACGCCTTCACCCTTGCACCGGCTAAAGCCGTGGAGTACTTCCGCAGCAAGGGCCATCGCATATCGTGGAACTGGTACGACACCTTCCAAGAGGCTAATGCCAAAGCATTCACTGTGGCCAAGGTAGCGCGGCTAGATGTGCTGCAGGATATTCGCGGCGCAGTCGATGGCGCCATTGCCAATGGCACTACCTTTGCCGATTTCAAAAAAGACCTTGAGCCTACCCTGCGTAATAAGGGCTGGTGGGGTAAGCAGATCGTGGTCGATTCAAACGGCGTGGCCGAGCAGGTACAGCTTGGCAGTGTGCGCCGGCTAAAAACCATATACGGCACCAACCTGCAAACCGCTTACATGGCCGGTCGCTGGAAAGGCATGGTAGAAAATGCCAGCGAGCGGCCGTACTGGCAGTACATTGCTATTGATGATGGGGCGACTCGGGCCAAGCACAGGGCAATGCATAAGCGGGTGTTTCGCTGGGACGATCCAATCTGGCAAAGCATATACCCGCCCAATGATTGGGGATGCCGTTGCCGAGTAAGAGCACTCACTACCAAACAAGTTGAAGAAATGGGCCTCGCTGTTGAAATCTCTGATGGCAAGCTGCGCGAGTCGATGGAGCTGGTGAGCAAACGTACCGGCGAAGTGCAGCCGGTCACTGGCTTTGATCTGGGTGGCGGCGACACATTTAAGCCAGGCGCGGGTTGGAGCTATAACCCTGGCGCAGCGCATTGGCAGCCAGACTTAGATAATTACCCTTACGCCACCGCAAAGCAATACGCCGAAGGTGTGCTCACCGGCCCGCCGTTTAAGCAATTTTACGGCAGGTTAAATGGCTTAGTAGCAGAGGCGCGCAAGGCACTGCCAGAAGCAACCGACGCGGCATTGCGTGTGCAGCTACGTCCTAAGTTGGGCGGCGCTGAGTTTCCGGTCGCGGTGCTTAAAGACGATTACACCGCTGCGATCGGAGCCGCTCTTCAAACTGTTTGGCTGAGTGACGACACCCTGACCAAGCAGCTCATTAATCGCAAAGACGCCTTGGGCCTTACCGCTTACCTGCAGGTGCAGCCGACGTTGCAGAATGCGATTTTAGTGGTTGAGGACAAGGCCAGGCATTTGATGTTTTACCGCCAAGGCGATCGCTACTACGCGGCTGTGGTTAAAGCCACGGGCGGCGGTAAGTTGTATTTGCAAAGCTTTAGGAATAGCAGCGCGAAAGAAGTGGCTGCAGCTGGCGGCCGTGGAAAGGTGGTATTAGATAAACGATAAGGTTGGGGCTGCGCCTGGTAGCCCCTGTGTTCTGCGCCCGGACTCGCCACCCCGGAACGGAACCTGATCCAGCCAGGCACTGGATACGCTTTGAGCGCGTTGCTCTTAGCGCAGCTTTCGCAGCGAGATTTTGCCGCAGAACCTTAAGGTGAGTATAGAACATGAGTACAGGCATTTCCATTGAGGTCACTGGCGACGATGTTCAATCTGCGCTGAATGAGTTACTTAAGCAGATTGGTGACACGCGGCCAGCGATGCGCGCCATATCTGAAGTGCTGCTAGATAGCATTGAAGACGCCTTCGATAAAGAAGCCGACCCAGAAACCGGCAGTGTGTGGGAGGCGCTCTCTCAGGTCACTATTGATCAGCGCAAGCGTGACGGAAAATGGCCT